ATGAGTGGGTGAATGTCGCTGGGATCCTCTTAGGGGGTGAAAAGACACATACTATGGCATGACCTGCTCCATGGGTGAATCACCCGTTTAGAGAAGGTTATCCTGTTAGTACTGTTAATTCACATACTAGAGGTCCTCTGTGGCGACGATGATAAATATTCTGTCAACTGACTTAGGAACGATGATCCCCTTAAATGGGTAGTGTCAATCCTCGGGCCTTGGAGTTGGAAACTCCCCGCCTTAGATATTATCTATCCCGGTTACATGTCCGTTAGCCATTAACTATTAAATATTAATCATGCGTGCCACATTAGTTCTGTTTCAGAACCCGCGACACATCCTTTTCATGGATATTGACCCAAACCGAGCTCAGGGTTGTTTCGTGGTCTTAGACCCGATAGACCGGAGCCATCTATTGTACTTATCGGAACGGGCTTATCTTGATTATTCAAGAGTAGCCTTATCCAATGATAGTTCATTAGTGGTCCTAAGTCGTCCTGGAGACGATGTAGCGGGTATTCAAGAGCAACGGCGGTCTTCTCAGGGGCCCTCGTCCTCTCCGGATAAAACCGGAAAAGATTACAGGGTTGAGAATTCTCGCTCAGCTCCTGGATCACAATCTGACATGCATAATCCATCATACGTCGGCCATCGGAGTCCTTTATTCTATGAAGAATTAGGAGTATCCGAAGTTGCGTTACGTAGTGTGTATGGGTTAGATATCGATCGGATAACTACCGAAGATCTGAAAAGCTTCGTTAGAGATTTCCTCGATGTTGATCCTTTGGTCAGAGTGAAAACTCTTGTCCAAAAGGCTACCGGCTGGTTTAGCCGGTGGCGTATACCACTAAGTAGCGATCGGGAAACGGGATTACTGGTCGGTTCGGAGAGAAATCTCCTACTTATCCTAAGACATTGGGGATCACTCCTCTTTGTCCGGATAGGATTCCAACTGTCATCTTTGTCTCTACGATTTTCCTTATTACAGATCTCGCGACATATTTCTCTTATTGCCCGGTCCCAAGGGACATTATCAGCTATCCTTCGTATGAAGGTTGCTCTTCATGTCATTTGGGGATACCTAGGGGGTCAACGTGTCTTAGACACGCGACACCTTGGGTTTCCGGTTCAGTTATCACATGGTCTTCCTTCTTTTATCCCTTATCGGGTGCGACAAGCGATTCGGGATGGTAACATCCCAACGATTCGCTTTGTCACATCACTTTTATACTCTTATCGAGCAATTCAAGCTGAATGGAAGACACCGTCGTTTGATACTATTGTTAATAGTCCTTTCTCTAAACCAATTAATCACTTTACGAGTTCCATACCATCGTTTACACGGTGGGTTGGTTCTTTTGGAGTGAAGGTTCGTTTTCCGGATTTAAATCCAGAAACCTCACCTTTTTCGGTTAAGACAGGGGCTAATTATCACGTAGCACCATTATCGGCGGCTGCGGACCTGAAAGCTTGGATAAGTGTGCCTACGAACCATCTCTTGAATTTTATTCAAGGGACGGGTCAAATCACTCTGCAACGGGTGTGGGCGGAAATAGTAGAGGAGGTCTCTTTTCGAGATCTTACACATATCTATAAACGTCAACACTTCCGGCTCGGTAAACTGGCTCTTAAACAAGAGGCCGCAGGGAAAACACGTGTCTTTGCGATCACCGATTGGTGGACTCAATGTGCATTGCGTTCTCTCCATGATCACTTGTTTCAGCTGCTCAAATCCCTTCCCACTGATGGGACTTTCGATCAGGATGCTGCAGTCGATACGTTTCGAGTCGAGTATGCGAATACTCCACTTTATTCGTTCGATCTGTCAGCAGCTACCGATAACATTCCCGTAGTCTTGTCTGAATCTGTCTTAGCCTATTGGCTGGGACCAGAACAGGCTCGTCTCTGGAAGTTATTGATAGTTGATCGGGAGTTTGATCTTCCTTATAAAGTTCCAGGAAAACCCGTTCGTTATGGACGTGGTCAACCTATAGGAACTTTATCCTCTTGGGCTATGTTAGCCATTACTCATCACGCACTCGTCCAGCTTGCAGCAATGCAAGTTGGTAAATTCCCTTACAAGGGATACCGAGTGTTGGGTGATGATATTGTAATTTCTGGGACGGAAGTAGCTGAGGCATATCGCTCTATTTGCGCAGAGTAT